GGTGTGCGCGCGTGAGAGTGCAGCATTCAAGATGGCGCGCTGTGGCACTAACAATGTCGAGTGCGTGCTGATCGGGGATGTTGTTACCTTTCCCGCCCATGTTCTCACCAATTCGACGCTTCCCCTCATTGTGATGGAAACAACGACTAACCGGTTTGTCACAATTCCGCGCAAGTTCATCGTTAGTCTTGCGCAAGCAGACAGCGGTGGACCGTATTCGGAGGAGTTCATCAGGCATGACCTGGCTGGGTTCAACCGGAATGTTGCGGTGCAGGCAAACTTGGACCACATGAACCTGTTGGCTGGGTGGAAGCGGTTGTCCGCAACTATCCCGTCGGAAAAGTACAAACCACCATCAGTGGGGGTTTTGGTTGGTGGTTCAGAGGTTGGCGCTTGCCCATCCATTGAGGTGCAGAATGGCTTCATTTCTCACAGGGCTTACACGGTTGGCGGATACTGTGGTAGGGTCATAGTTGTGTCAAAGGAAGATTGTACCAACTTTGCCCTTGGGATGCATGTGTGTTCAGATGGTGGCAGGAACTACGCCTGCAACCTATCATATGCATACCCAATGCTCTTGCGAAAGATGGAGCTCAAGGTGGAATTGAACCCAGCAGCAAATGTTTACAAGCCTCCGGGGGGTGCAAACCCTCCAAAAGCCTCTTCAGGGGTGGGAAAGTCAAACGCCACCACGCCAAGTACCAGAAACGAAGCGGTGAAACGCAAGGTTGACCAAACCTTACGAGTGCCGATAGTAGTTGAAGGTAGCGATGGCGTGGTGGTGAAGGGCTTGAGTGAGGAACCCGTCAACATCAAGGGAGTTGATTTCCACCCCATCTCCCTCAATGACTATATGGCCCTGCCCAAGGAACTGCGTGATGACCCATGCTGGACTGTGTTACCAGAGGCGTCCATGCAGAAATTTCGTGGGGCTCCATCGGGAACATCTGGACCCGGACACGGTGGAGCTGATTCGCAGGGTCATGGAGTGTGAAGTCACTCCTCCTGATGGGGTGCCCCAAAGTGTTGGTCTGTTGCAAGTGTGCTCAGTACCTGGGGGCAACTTCACTAGGAATAGATGTAGGGAGGATTTTGTGTTCGTGCGTTGGTGCGCGCAAACTGTGTTTAAGAGCTTTCTTCGAAAGGCGGCGTATGGTGTTGGCAACACTGCCAACCGCGACTCCTTGTGGGCCGAGGTTGAAAAGTATAACCAGCCTGTATTTGAGCCCAGTAGAAGTGTAAAAATGTTCGCACAGACTGCGTTAGCCATTTTGATTTCACGAGTGTCGTCTGCTTACCTTAGTGACGGTGTGCAACTTGAGCTTTTATCTCCTCAGGAGGCCGTAGAAATGATGAACTTGAACACGTCACCGGGGTTTCCGTGGCGTGCGAAGCACCATAAAAAGATAGGGCTGCTTAGTGATCCAGTGATGTCGAAGCTGCTTTTTGAGCGCGTAGACTGGGTCTGGAAAAATCTGAAAAAGCCCGCTTTGGCTTTTCGGCACGTTTGGTTCTCTTTTCTTAAGGAGGAGTTACGGCCGTTGGAGAAGCTTAGGTGTCTTCCACCGAAAATTCGTAGCATTTGTGGCGCACCTTTTGACCTCAGTATTGTGGGAAACCAAATCTGTGGCCATTTCAATAAGGTGTTTTACAAGTGTTGCGAAAAACCGGGGTTCGGTTCGTGTGTGGGCGTAACCCCATTTCACGGGGGGTGGGACAGACTATGGGTGTCGATGTTTGAGAATCCCGAGTTTCCTCGCCCCAACGCAGCTTCAGTGGATGCCGCCCAATGGGATCGCAAGTATTGCCGCCATTTGTTCGATTTAGTCATTGCATTGCGGGTTGGTGTCACCGATCTTGTTGGCACTGATGAGTTGTCTGAGGCCACTCGTTTGTTGTCTAGCTTGTATTCTGATGTCATCAATTTGTGTATAGCAGTTCCAAGCAGCTCGGTGACCAACCTTGTTGCGAAGAGAGCTGGGATGCCTAGTGGCTGGATTGGGACAACTTCTGACAACACCCTTGGTCACATTATTGTAGTGGTGAGTTTTCTCATCAGTATTGGCCTTAAGGATGAAATTGGGAGAGCGGTTGAGTTCAAGCTGTATGGCGATGACAACCTCATTGCGTGGTCAGATAGCGTGGATCACCTGATCAGCGCGGATAAGCTGAAAAGCTGGTATGCGCAGTGGGGATTCGTGTTACATGATGTGACCATAGTGAGGGGGTCCGCTCTGCGTGACCTTGTGTTCCTTGGGGGTAAGTTTGGTGTTTGTCCAATGTCCGGAACTCGCGTGTATGTGCCGTCTGATCCGCAGAAGGGTTTCGACTCTATGCGGTTCAAGTTTAAGTCAATGGATTCGGCTTTTGAACGGGCGTGCGCCATTAGGTGCCTGCATTTTTACAATGATGCCATTTATCAAGTGGCAACAAAGTATGCAGCGCACCTTCTTCGGGAGGGATTGGTTAGTAGGGGCCTTGCGTCTAACTTTCTTAGTGAGGCGCAGCTTTTGCACATCCACACTGGTACAGAGTGTGGGTATTTGGAGGGTGACGGCCCTTTAAATTCTCCCATCCCTCCTGACTTCTACCGAATTCTGTTTGCTTTTGCTCACGACGACATATAGTGTTAATTCGTTGGCACCTGGTGTTCTGCACCTGCACAGCGTCCGCGGGGGGGTTTTGTTTTTTATCCCTTTCGTTGTTGCAGCGAGTCGAAACTGGAGGAGCGAAAGCGGCCGTCATTAACCATCGACCCGACTGCGGATCGTGCTGGTGAGTGTGCGGTTGAAATAGTTTCCCCAGCTGGTAAGTTCGGATTTTGGTGTGTTTGTTGGTCCAGACAAAAACATGGCAAAGAAAAACGCGCAAAGAAAGTTGCAGAAGATCCAAACGACGGGCGTCGTGCCGCAGGGTACGTCGAAAACAACCGTGGGTAACCAAGGGACCAATCTCATGAAGGGAGGCACTGGCAAGATCAAGTCGCAAGGCTTGGTTCCAGTGTTGACCGTTGAGCCAAGGTACCCTTCGTTCCTACAGATGTTTATGGACCCCATGGGGGCCCAACCCGCTTTGCCTCCTATGTCTTTACCAGCGCGGGTCATTCCTATCAAGCAGTACGCCGAGTGTTTGCTCTCAACGGATGTTAATGGTAGCTGTGGGCTGAGCGTCCAACCTACAATGGCGTCGCAATACAAAACGATTGCCACTTGGACTGGAACGTCCCCAGCAACTTACAACACCGCTGTTGACAACCCGGAGTACGCTTCTTTCATCACCAATTTCCAGCATTTGATACCGCTGTGTTATGAGGTGGTGATGAAGTACACTGGTAGTTCTACCAATGTAGCTGGTAGGATGTATGGGATTGTCGGTACTGGTTATACCGGCGATGTCACCAAGTATCCCCTTGAACCTAATGGTTGCGAGGCGGTTACTTCGGATGGCATTTCCTGTACGTGGTATTCAACCGAACCCGTTTGGTCTAACCCAATTGGTGCCGGTCAAGCAACCCCTGCTGCAGAGTGGATGGATTGCGGGATCGGGTGTGCATTAATTGGTGGGCCACCTTCATCTGTGAATTGCGTGTCGGTTGGCATCTATGCCCACTTTGCTTGCGTACCAAAGCCAGCAGTGTGTGGTTTGACGCCTATGGCAGCCCTGCCCGATCCGGGTCAAGCGATGATGGCTGCGTTGTTCCAGGCTTCACAGTCTGGGATTGGCGCTAGCTCAACATCGTTGAAGGACCGTGACCGGCAAAGGAAACGCAAGGCCATGATAAGGGACGTGGTCAAGTTCGGCGGCAAGGCATTGGGTACGCTCATGCCTGGCGGCGGGATGGCGGTTGAAGCTGCTGACCTTCTGAGCAAGTTGTTGTCTTAGTGACCTCCCGGTGTTGACCATTGACTAGGTGCGTTTTGTGGGGTTTCACGCATCCTTTGATATTAGTCATTGGTTAAGTCCCCACCACCGGGTTTAGGGGGTTGACTCGCCCAGTGTTGGGTGTGATAGTCCCTCCTTTGTTGTTCGTGACCTGGAGTAAATCCAGCACAAATAAAAATTGAAAAGAACTGACCCAGAGTAAATCTGGCAGCAACAAAAAG